GTGCTCTTCCACGGCACAGTTGATCACAAGAAGATCCAGTCCGGAGATCGCCTCTTAGCCCTAGTGTTGCCTGGGCCAGAGGGGATACTGGAGTGTGAGGCGCCTCTACGGTGGGTTCAGACCCCCGGGAAGCCCGTCCCTGGATTCTTCTGGGTCACGTGTCAGGAGGGACATTGGGTGGAGAAGCAACGTCGCCACCTGTGTGAGCAGAAGCGCGAAGACAAGGCCAACGAGATGTTTGTTGCGGGGGACACCCCCCCTTACCTGCAACTGGCGTCTCGTCAGCCTGTGGCGCGACTGTCCACCTCTCATGGGTCGTACCCCTTGCGTGTCGTTCGACGCGAGGGCCCCTGGATGACCTATGAGCTCGGGGATTATGTAGAGGGAACCTTAGCCACACTCGAACTACGAGGCTTGTTGGACGATGTCAAGGCACACGCCGAGGCATTTGACGACGCCCCGTACGAGAGGGTCGGAAACGTACTGCCGGTACACCAAGCTACGGACCGGAATTTGTGGCGTTTCGGCCCATTTTTCCTCTTCACCACACGAAAACGTGACCGATTCGTGCGGATCCCCGAAACCCTTCTGTCCTATGTGAAGACCGTGGCTCTGGGCAGAAAACGAACATCGGACTTCTATCGGACCCTTGTCGGGGTCGCTAGCAACGCCTTTCGGGGGGCAATGACCCCTTACGGCCTTGATCCCGGCTCTATGTTCGATGTAGTCCAAATTGTTGTGGAAGAGGCCTACTGGGCCATCGAAGGTCAGGACGCGAACTTAGCTCGACGACGCCGCAAGGCAAAGCACTGGTTCAAGACTGACGACATCGATTTCCACAACGATTTGGTCGATGGGCTCTAGGGCCTTTCGACTAGGATTCTCCACTCGGGTGCACAGGTTCCGCAACGCGGTCATGCCGCGAGGTAAGCTCAAGCCAGGCGCTTGGCTGCGCGGTGGGGGCTATGCACCGAAGCCCGAGAGTGAGATGGGGGAGTTCTATTCGTATTTTCATTTCGAGAGTTCGGCGGGGGCCTATGCTTTCGACCCGTGGGTGTATCCATCTGACGCCTACAACGTGGAGTGTGGTTTACGAGGTCGCGTACTCGTTACCCCACCATTATGGACCCGCAACCCAGTACTGGCAGCGGCGCTCGGCGACTCCAAGCGCTGGCACGCTACCATGGAAAGGTTTTGGGGTCCCCTTTGGGAACGCGCCCGTCGGTGGTACCCCTCGCTTTTCAAAAAGCGAATTGACGTGGCGAAAGGCGATGTTGAAAAACTCCTCAAGGCCCATGATTTGGGGAGGAACACGACTTACTTTCAGACGTGGCAACAAGGCCTTGCTCGCAGGGCGGCCGGGGTGGATCCTTTCCCCGGCTCCCTAATTGAGTGTTTCGTGAAGGATGAGGAAATGTCCCCACAGAAAGTGCCGCGCATTATCCAGATGTACAAGCATCAATACATGCAAGTGCTTCAGGGCCTATACTTCAGACGGAAGACAGATCAGACCAAGGATCTTCTCCGAATGGAAAATGGGAATGTGCAGTATGTGGGGGGGCTGAATGGTGAACAGCTAGTGGAGATGGTCGCTAAGGCCGGATACCACGCACAAATTGCCTCGATCGATAGATCGGTGACGGGGGTGATGACGGATGAGGGCCTGGTCTTGGAAGAGCTTGCTGAGAACTTGAGCAAGCTGAAGGCCCTTTCCCGCAAGGCGCGCCGGCGCGCGCTCCGGGAGCACTGGATAAAGATTCGAGATCTGGTGCGGTCACAGGAAGATCCTCAGGTGCCGGTGGGTCCCAGGTACGAGGGCTGGGATATTCCAAAGTGTGACACGTCAGTACCCACACAATTCACCGATCGCTGGGCCAGGATGTGCCGGGACACAGGGCTAGACGGATTGTCGTTCCAACACCTCATGAGAATTAACAAAGTCTCGGGGGAGTTCAGGCCCAGGAACGACCCTGCTGTCCGGATACGTTATCGGGCTGGGAATGGTATTACCTCAGGCAGAGCTGACACATCGATCGTCAACTCTTGGCTGAACGGCCTCCTCTGGAGGTCAGCTCTGGAGAAGCTGGCCGACGAGGAGGGCTGTTCAGTTCCTGAACTGGGGATTACCGTCCTGGTCATGAGTGATGATGGACTAGTCGTCGGTCCATCTCACCTAGTGAAGAAGCTTAAGTACCCGACCGACGGGGGGGTTGATTGCGAGCGAGAGGCCATCACTGGCACCATCTCGACCGCCAGCCTTCTCGGGTGCTGCTTCTCCCCGACTAAAACTGGCACCGCTGTGAGCCCGCTCACATTCAGGTGTCTGTATAAGTTGGGGTACACTACTCGCCGGCAGCCCGACGCTGACGAGTATAGACTTGGCATTCTTCGCGGACTTCTAACCCAG